AGAGTGGATGCAGACGGCAACAAGGTTTTGTTTATTGAAGAAATCCAGAGTGATTGGGCGCAGAAAGGACGTGAAAAAGGGTTTGAGACTCCTGAGAGAGCGCAACGGTTGGAAGAGGCGTATCGCCGCAGGGAGGAGATTATGGAGTCCTTGCATCCTCTAAGGAAGAGTCCCATGGATCTCTCTCCAGAGTTGCAAGCAGAGTATGATCAGTTGACAGATGAAATCCATGAACTCAAAGGAGGAGTTCCAGAAGCACCCTTCATCATGGACACCAACCAGTGGACTGCACTGGCACTCAAGCGCATGGTGCGCTGGGCAGCAGACAACAAGTTTGACAAGATTGGCTGGACAACCGGAGCGCAGCAAGCCGCACGGTATGATTTGAGTAAACATGTTTCCGCACTCCATTATGATCCGGAATCTGGGCATCTGGTTGCTTATGGACTAGATGAGAGACGCTATCGACCAGAACTTCATGGGCAACGGGTACCCTTGGTGGATAAGATGGTTCCAAAGTCAGAACTGTCACAACATATTGGAAAAGAAGCAGCAAGAAAACTTTTGGAAACTGAATCTGTACCATTGAAATACGCAAAAGGAACCACACGAGGTGAGCAAGGAGAGAAAATCCTTGGCAGATATCACATGCTTGAAGACCAGGAACTCGAAATTGGCGGTGAGGGCATGAAAGGTTTCTACGATCAGATCGTCAACGACCAGGCAAAAGCACTTGGAAAGAAATATGGTGCGAAGGTTGAGACATCAGACATTGGATCTGCACACTCTCTGCGACCTGTGACGGATGGTCGTCAATGGAGAATTTACGATCCAATATTTGAGGATTATTGGACGAATCCTGAGACAAGGCAAATACCAGTCTTCAAATCCATAGAGGATGCTGCGGCAACAATAAAAGAAAAAGCGAAGGGAATCCCTGTCTCAACACTCAACCTCACTCCAAAACTCCGGGATGCAGCACGAAAAGGCTTGCCCTATATGGTGGTCCTGCCTCCAGTGGTGATTGGATCACAGATGATGCAGGAAGAATCTCCGTCTGGAAACATAGAAATGTTAGCAGGTGGTGAGTGGATTCAAAGTGATCCAGTTCCGGTTCCTGCGGCACAAGTCCGGGCCTCACGAATACTAGAAGAGGCAGTCCCATGATTGGAAAACCAAACATCAATTTAGAGGAGGTGAAGGATCTGGTGTTGTTTTTACAAGAACAAAAAGCAGCACGGTTCAAAGGATTTGGAATTGAGGTGGAGTTTTTACCTAGTTATGAGATTCCAGAGGCACCAAAACCACCCACAGACGAGCAACTTAAATACTTTAGCGCGGAGCCTGACGACGATGTACTGGTACGAGTCTGAAACCAACGAAATCTGTGATCATGTTGTTGATATTGTTCACAAGCTAGAGAATGACCATCTCTCACGGACAGATGGAAACCTAGATTTCATGCGGATGTATGGACAGAAATCATACTCGCAGTTAGGTGCATCTGGAACCATGAGATCTCAGGCAGGACTACGTCGGGATCCAAACGTGATGCGTCTCAATGTCGCACAGTCTCAGGTTGATACAATCACGTCCAAGATTGGACGGAATAAACCACGTCCTCTCTACCTCACCAGAGAAGGCGATTACATGCTCCGGAGGAAAGCAAAGCGCCTCGGTGACAGCATGGAAGGTCTTTTCATGGAGTTGGGTTTGTATGATCTCATGCCTCGCATATTTGCGGATGCCTGTATCATGGACCTCGGCGTTCTCAAACTATTCCGAAGTGGAGACCGAATCTCTGCCGAGCGTGTGTTTTCAAACCATATCTTCTGGGATCTAGGAGAAGCACTCTACGCAGCACCAAGGAATCTCTTTCAGATCCTGGAGACACACAAGGCATCCCTGATCCACCAGTTTCCTGAACGTGCATCCGATATTGAAACTGCACTTGTTGAGAAGTCATACTCGGATACTGCCGATGAAGAGCAGATGGCGACTGCGTTTGAAGCATGGCATCTGCCAACCGGAGAGGACACTGATGACGGAAGACATGTCATCTGTATTGATGGAGTAACCCTCCTCGATGAACACTGGAATTATGATAGATTTCCATTTGTGTTTCTGAGATGGTCTGACGCGGTGCTTGGATTCTCAGGCACCTCCCTGGTCGAGCAACTTGAACCAGTCCAGCGTGAGATTAACTCTCTGCTGATCAGGATCCAACAGTCGATGGCACTCATGTCGAGTCCATACTTCTTTGTTCCAATCGGGAGTAAGGTCAGTCCAAACCACCTCCGGAATGTACCTGGCACAATTCTGATGTATGCAGGCGCACAACCTCCTGTGAGTTATGTGCCTCAAGCAATGTCCGGAGAGGTCTATAATCACTTGGATCGACTCCTGCAACGTGCGTATGAAATCAGTGGAATCTCCGAACTGAGTGCAACAGGAAAGAAACCTTCAGGACTCGACTCTGGAGTCGCACTGAGGATCTACACCGATATTGAAACAGAGCGCCACATGCTCACGGCACAGCGCTATGAATCTGCATTCATGGAATGTGCGTCCTGGTTCATGGACTTGGGAGAGGAAATTGTGGAAGAAGGGAACTCCTTCACTGTGCGGACCATGCGGAAAAAAGGTTTTGAAATGACCGCATTTGAGGATGTTCGGCTTGCACAAGAGGACTACCAGTTAACTGCATTCCCTGTTTCACTGCTGCCATCCACTCCTGCCGGTAGGATTCAAACTGTGCAGGAACTCATAAACATGGGAGTGATCTCTGAACGTGAACAGATTACAAAACTCCTGGATTATCCGGATTTGAGTTCAGTCACCCATTGGATGGAAACTGCGGAGAATGATGTTGAGTGGCGCATCAGTAAAATCTTGGATGACAACGAATATGTCGCGCCGGATCCACTGATGAATTTGACACTCGCAAAGTCACGGATGCAACTTGCATATCTCGAAGCACTCCAGCAGGGAGTTGAGCAGGAGAAACTGGACATGATGCTCACCTTCCTCACAACTGCACAGGCAATGCTTGATGATGCGGCACCAGCGCCGGAGATGCCGATGGGAGAACTACCGGCAGGAGGAGAGCTGCCACAGGCTGGAGAGCTTAGCGACGTGTTGGAGGAAATGGCACCCGCAACTCCGGGACCAATGGAGCTGCCTCCTGAAATGGAAACTGCACCTCCACCAGAGGTGCTGCCAAGCTAATGGACGAGCAGGGAATTTTTCACAGAAAAGCATGAAAGGTTCTCATGGCAGAGGAAGCAATCGCCGCCGAACAGGAGCAAGAGCAAGAGGAACAGGAGATCAACCTGAATGAGGTGCAGGATCAGCGTCTAGAGGAGGAATCACAGCGTCAGATCCAGCAGTTCATGGCAGACCACGGAGCTGCAACCGAGCAGATAGAGGTTGAAACCGAGGAGGAGACACCTCAAGAAGAAGAAACAGTAGAAGCAGAAGCAGAAGCAGAAACTGAAGAAGTTGCCGAGGTTCCAGATGAAACACCAAAAAGCCTTTCCAGGAACTTTGTTTCAGTGGCAAAGCGGGAGCGGGAAATCTTCCGCCGGCAGCAAGAAGTCAAACATCGGGAGCAGGAACTCAAGAAATACGAGGAAATTGAAGCCTCTGTCAAAAGAGGAGATCACCTCTCGGCATTGGAGAAGCTCGGTGGATCGTATGAATCTGCCACCGATCAGGTTCTCGGTCGGGAGCCTCAAGGCCAGCAGCAGTCGGACCTCGCGGCGCGAGTCGAAAGACTTGAGAATGAGAAAGCGTCCTTGGAGGCAGGACAGAAGGTCTCTGACTATGTCTCAAGACTGAAAACTCTCGCAGATTCCAGCGAGGAATTTAGTCTCACAAACTCAATGTGGGATGAAGCACAGGAAATTGCACTTGAAACTGCATCACAGTATGCACAGAATACTGGAAAGCTGTTGGGAGACGAGCAACTCCTTGGATTAGTTGAGAATTACTATTCTCAGGAAGCAGAGAAACTCCTACAGCATCCAAAGTTTTCACACAGAAAGGCTCCAGCCGTAGCCGACGAAAAGCCCGCCTCACGGCCTGTCCAGAGATCGAGAAATCGGACACTATCTCAAAAAACCTCTCGTAGCTCATCATCGAAGAAACCTGATGCGCCGCTGACTCAAGAAGAAATACTTGAGCGCGCCATGGGTGCCTTCAATGGAAGTCTGCGGGTTTAATTAATCTGATTTCTTAGAAATATCTCATGGCTGAAGCATCTCCAGCTACTACTATGACTGCGTGGAATGACGCACTCAAGCAGTACTACATTGATAAAAAACCGATGGATGTGGCATACCACAATCATCCGTTCCTAACGATGATCCCAAAAAATACTAGGTTTCGCGGTTGAATTTGCAGCCGCTTCAAACAGAAATGTTTGTCGAAAACTCGGTGAATTGCTGGGAACTCCTAACGTCAAGTCGAGGACAATCAGCAGCCAAGCCTCCAAGGGAGGAAGGTTCAACGACTATTCCGCAAGGAAGTACACTCAAGCGAGTGGAAGCGCCGAGCATCCTACTAGGATGATGATATAGTCTTGTCTCAGGTGAAAGTCTGAGCAGCAGAGCTTGAAAATGGCTGAGTCACTAAGTAGCGCAAGTGACTGAAAGTATTAACGAAAAACATGCCGTTACCTATTATTTACGCACGTCCTCAGGGTCGTTCTGCAACCTTTGCAGATGCCCAGAGCAACGCGACTTCCAGCTCTCTGGGAGAGTTCCTCTTGACTCGCGTCAAGAACTACGCGGTTGTCACCGTATCTGGTGAAACGATTGAAGCATCCAAGGGCAACGAGTATTCGTTCCTGGAAGCACTGACAACGGAGACCGACCTCGGCTTAAAAACCCTGGGAGATACGTTGAGCAGACAGTTGTTTCGGCAGCAGAATGGTGCGATTGGTGTCGTTGCTAACTCTTCGTTTTCAACGACCGCACTGGATCTCACAAATGATCTTGATAGCCTCAATTTCGAGGTTGGCATGAAGATCGTTTTTGCTGCCTCCACCAGTACCGGCGCACTCCGGGATTCCGGCGAAGCGCTCACCGTGACTGCCGTCAACCGTGGCGCTGCTGCGAGTCAGATCACTGTGTCTGCCAACCTGAGTACGATTGCATCAATCGCAACGAGTGATGTGATTATTCCTGTTGGTGACCTCGTGACTCCGGGAACGTACCTGTGCATGGCTGGACTCCAGGATTGGATCCCTGCGTCTGCACCAGGTTCTACGGCATTCTTTGGACAGGATAGGTCCAAGGATACGACTCGCCTCGGAGGTCAACGTGTTGCATTTGACACGTCGATTAAACAGACGGTGATCAATGCTGCAAATGTCGTTGGACGCGAAGGTGGTGAACCGGGTGTGTGCTTTTTGAACTACACTGATTGGGCAACCTTGGAAGTGAGTTTGGATGCACAGGTCACGGGCGCACGTCAACCTGGTCCGGCACAGAACTTTGGCTTCCGCTCACTGCAGGTTTACGGACCGCATGGAGTGATCGACGTAGTTCCGGATAAGGATGTTCCGACAGGAACTGGATACCTGATTCAGTTGGATACGTTTGCATTGTATTCGATTGGAGACGCAGTCCAGATCCTCAAGCACGATGGAAACTCCATGCTGCGTCAAAACGGCTATGACGGTGTCGAGGTCCGGATGGGTGGCTACTACCAGCTTGGTTGCCGCGCTCCTGGCTATAACGCCTACTTCGCTACAGCCTAAGCATGAAGGGCGCGAAGGAAGCCGCAATGGTCATCCTTGGCATGCC